TGGTCCTTTAGCCCGGCGAGGTCGAGCCATGCCGGCGTGTACTGCCGCACCAGCCAGTCGACGCAGAGCCAGCCGCGAGCGTCCTCGACCTTCTTCGTCGAGCGGGTGCCGACCACCTTGACGATGTACGGCTTGAGCCGCTGCCGTCCGGCGTCGTCGAGGCAGTCGTTCCAGTTCCGCAGAAACTGGCCGATGACCCTCGACGCGCACTTCGGATGATCCGAGTGCGGCTCCCCGGCGACATAGGCCACCGCCTCCATCACGCACAGGCCGTCGCCGGACTTGTGCGCTCCGCGCTGCAAGAGCAGCGCCTCCATGTCCAACTTTCTCTTTTCGATTGCTGTCATTTGCGGTGGCTCCGGTGAAGGGGAAACCCAACCCCACGGTCCGGTTGTCGAGAGCAGCCTGGGGGGAGGCAACTCAGCCGGACCGTGGGGCCAGGAGGTGGCTAGAAGGGGATGTCGTCGGTGGCGCCCTGCGGCGGCGGGTTCGGGCCCGGGGGGCCGGACGGCGCCGGCGTGGCCCCGTTGCGCTTCGCCTTGGCGTCGAAGGCCGCGAGCTTTGCCTTCATCTTCGCGGCGAGGACCTGCTTCTTGTCGGCGGTCAGCGTCGACTTCATGCTGAGCCCGCCGGCGCGGTTGACGAACTGGATGCGCAGCCGGCGCTTCACCTCGCCGGTCTCCTCGTCGATCACCGGCTGGCCGTTCTTCTCCTGGTCCTCCGGCTCGACCACGAGATCCACCAGGTTCGCGCCCATGCTGGCGCTCGCCGCGACGTCGTCCAGCTCGCTCAGGTCGAGGCCGGTCCAGCCGCAGTTGCGCAGCTTCTCCAGCGTGTAGTCGGCGGCGTTGTCGCTCAGGAAGAAGTAGCCGCTGATGCGCTCTCCCTTGTGGTCGCCGTCCTCCACCTCGAACTCGACACCGACCTGCGGCGTGCCCGTGCTCGCCTCGCCCAGGGCCCAGCTCTTCGCTCGCGCGCGGTAGCGCGCCTTCAACATCGGCAGCATTGCATTCTCCTTTCGGGTTAACTGCTCTCTCTCATTCACTGGTTCGCGGCCGGCAGCGCCTCGACGACGGGCACGGGCGCGGCGAGCTCGGCCTTCTCGGCCAGTTTCGCGTTGAGCTTGGTGTTCAGCAGGTTGAGCTGGACCGCGTTGGTGGCGTTCTTCACCAGGTACTCGCGGGCAAACTTCTCGACGTCGCCGCCCAACTCCTTTGCCTTGCGCTCGATCTCCGCCTTCAGTTCGACGGTCGCAACGTGGCTCGACGCCCGGGCCTTCTCGAACTCGATCCAGTCCAGGGGGAGCTGCTCGGGCAGGCCGTAGCGGTCCTTGGCGTCGTAGGCCGCGGTCCAGTGCGTGAAGAGCAGGCGGGCGCCGGTGCTGACCCCGCGCACGCGCTTCGTCTTCTTGTCGGTGTCCGAGTACTCCTCGTGCTTGGCGAAGTAGACGCCCTTCACCCACTCGCGGAAGAGGCCCGAGTGCTTCTCGTGCATCTTGAGCTGGTAGCGCTCGTAGTCGTCGCCCAGCGGATTCTTGACGTTCTTCTTGATCGAGTGCGCAAGGAGGATCACGTTCATCCTCTGCGCCGACTGAAGCCGCTCGAGCGCCGCGACCAGCACCCGCCACTCGTCGACCGCCGCATCGATCCACTTCTGGAAGCCGCCGCCGATCTCCTCGCGGTTCGTGACCCCTTCGCGCCGGCACAGCTCGGAGAGCAACAGCGGCTCGGTCCAGTCGATCGTGTCGAGCACGAACGTCTCGAAGCCGCCACCGTCAACGGTGAGCGTGCGCACCGCCTCGAGCACGTCCACCCAGGTCAGCGGCGTCGGGAAGCGCGCCACGTCGAGCTCGGTGGTGCCATCCTCGGCGCCGAGGAAGATCGGCTTCGGCGCGCCGGCGGCGAAGGTGGTCTTGCCGACGCCGTCGACGCCGTAGATCAGCAGCCGGGCGGGCCCGAGCTGCTTGCCGCGCGTGACGTTGGCGAGGGTCATCCGGCTCTGGCGGACCACGGCGGCGGGCTTCTGCTGCGGGACTACGGACGCAGGGGTGCTCACGGGGTTACTCCTTGGGTTGGCTGCTCTCTCTCATCGGGGAGCGCGAGCTCGGGGTGCACGTTGGCGTCGCGCGTGAATCGGGTCTCGTCGTCGAGCGACGCCATGCCAGTGCAGGCGTCGAAGTAGGAGCAGCGGCGGCCGTACTGAATGCAGGCGCCCGGATTCCTCGGGAAGCGCTCGAGGCGGATCGAGTCGCGCAGCGTCTGCGCGAAGTGCCAATCATCGAGCAGGCCCTCGCGCATGTCCGCCTCGAGGCGGGCGACCTCGCCGCGCTGGAAGTAGCCGGAGAGGTCCTCGGCGATGAGCTCCGCCAGCCGGCTGCGGTACTCCTGCGGGGTCTCGTCGGTGTCGCGCTGGCCGGCGTAGAGGCGCGAGACCGGCTCCGCCTTCGTCGTCTTCGTGTACTTGCGCGCCTCCATGGGCGTCGCCTTGGCGGGCTTGGTGCCGGGCTTGCCGACGACGTCGTACAGGCACCCGGCGATGTCGTGCCCGAGCAGCCGGCCGCCCTCGAAGTAGGACGTGATCTGTCCGTCCATTCTGAGGCGGCGCCAATACTCGGAGCCCTGCCGGATATCGACCCCTGCCGTCTTGTGCTCTACGACCAGCACCCGGCCGGTGTCGCGCTCCCGCACCAGCGCGTCGATCTTCCCGGCGCGGCGCCAGGTGCGCGACTCCTGCCCGGTGAGCGGGCTCACCAGCGGGCCGTCGAACTCAACCTCAACGCCGAGCACCTCGTAGGTCTGATCGCTCCAGCGCGTGTCGTAGCCGATGAGCAGCACCTCGGCCTTGGCCAGCTCGAAGGGGTCCGCCTCGCCGGCGGAGCGAACAGCATCGAGCGCGGCCTCGAGTGCGGACGTCCGCACGGCCATCGCGCGCCACCACGCCTCGAGGCCTTTGTGCACCAGCGTGCCGAAGCGGGTGGTCTCGGGCTCGTGCGCCGGCCGGTAGCCGTCGAGGTACTTGAGCTTGTGCAGGCGCAGGCAAGACCGCGCGGCCTTGAGGCGGCTGATGGTCAGCAGCGGGAGGTTCATGGCTTGGGCTCCTGCGGTCCGGCGAGCTCGAAGATCGAGCTGCTCTCGTGATTTCCTTTCACGACTCGTACTCCTCGATCGCATTCTCCAGCGCCTGCTTCCGCCCCTTGACCTGCGCCTGCGCCCACCGCAGCGTCAGCAGCAGCCGCACCCGGTAGGGGGAGGGCTGCGTGCTGGCCAGCCTCCGCTCCAGCGCGGCCACGCGCCCCTCGGCAAGCTCGACACGGCGCTGCAGCGCGAACATCTCCGGCCGCTCCAGCAGCTGCGCTACTGCGCCAGCGCGGGAGTCGGCGGGGTCCGTGGATTTCCAGGAATCGTAGCTGTCGAAGGCGCTCATGGCAGCCGCCCGGTAGCGCGGGCCGCCATCACCTTGACCATCGCCGCATGGAGCGGCTCCGCGACGTCGCTCTGGTGCCGCTCCAGATACATGACGGCCCACCCGTGGCCGCACGACAGGCTGTAGAAGTGATTATCGCCGTAGCCGCCGAAGTTCTTGCCGTGGTACTCGGCCCGGAGCGAGTAGGCGCGTAGCTTTTTGCCGCAGTACAGGCAGAGCGGACGGTCGGCGCTCATGCGACCCTCGCGATCCGCGCGTCCATGGCGGCGATCAGCTTCTCGCGCTCCACCTGCATCGCCGCGTACGCGGCCTGCTCGGCGGCCACCGCGCGGGCCAGCGCCTCCAGCAGCCCCGCGACGTGCGGGCTATGCCGCTCGCTGACCAACGCGCGGGCGACTCCCACCAACTCGCACTCTGCCCTGCTGTGCGCCCAGACTGCCAAGTCCTTCAGCTTCGTATCCATCCCGAACCTCCCTCTCGAACTGCTAGCGTGGGAGTGAGAGTAGCGGACGCTACCGGAGGTGTCAAGCGCTACCTAAAAAATAGTTTGCCCTGAGAGTAAGGGAAGCTCAGCCGGGCATGCCGGCCATGCACCTGATAGGCGTGCGGGTAGATGCTCTTTGCGAGCGCCGCAGAGGGAACTGGATGATCTGCGCCGTGCTTCCGCCCTGCTGTTTTACTGCTCTGCCGCTCGGGTCATGCGGGGAGCAGTCACGGGGGAGGAGCGCTGGTTCTCTGGCTCTCTCTTGATCATGATGAGAGGATCGAGCCCCAGGTTGTTCACCGCCTTGAGGAACAGATCCAGTCCGATGCCCTTGGCGTTTCCGTTCTTGACGTTAGTCACGGTCGGACGGCTTACGCCCCACCGGTCAGCGAACTGCTGCTGCGTCTCGCCCATGCGCTCGAAGAGTGCCTTGATGTGCCTTGCGATCCTCTGTCGCGCTGGCAGATCGTAGTCGTTTGCCTTGCCCATGAGGGCACCCTAGTTAGCTGCGGCGTAGCGGTGGACAACCAACGTAGCGCTTGACACGTAGAGGGCGCTACTTTATTCTGTGGGGCATGGATGGACCCAAACTGCTGGCACGGTTTCTCCGCATTTCCAAGATGACGCAGGCGCAGTTCGGCCGGCTGTCGGGTGTTCCTCACAGCTCGATCAGCTTTTTTCTCTCTGGCCGGCGGCGCCCCGGCATCGGCACCGCCTCCGCCATCGAGATCGCCAGCAAGGGCGCGGTGCCGGTGGAAGCGTGGGCTCGCCCGCTCAAGGGAAGCATCGCGGCGTAGCTCGGCAGGTTCCCTTTTCAGGAGGACAAGCCAATGACCTTCCTTGATCGCGTCCGCACGCGCCTCGAACTGCGCAACAGCGGGGCGGATGTCGAGGCGATCGAACGACGCGCGTACCAGGAGGGGGAGCCATGAACGCGATCAGGTACTGGCTCGCGAGGGTGCTGGGCTTTATCGAGCGATGGGCGGGAACTGGGCGAGCACGTCTGTTGTACCCGGCCAACACCTTTTACGTCTGCCGGACATGCGGCGGCCACACGGCCATGACGCACGCGCAGCGTGCCGCATGAGCGGCGACATCCTGGCACTGGCGGTTGTCGCCGCAGGCGTCCTCTACTTCACCATCCGTGACGGGCTGGCTCGTCGTGAGCGCGAGCGCAGGCTGCGAGCTGCGCTGCAGCGAGTGCCGCATGAGTGACGCCGAAGAGATCGCTCGCCTCCGCGCGGCCATAGCGAAGGCGCTGGCGGTGATCCGCAGAAGCGCGGGGGGCACATGTGCTGCGGTGCAGCGGCTGCTCGAGGAGGCGCTCAAGTGACTCTAGACGCCTGGATCGCCGCATGGCGTGCGCGGCGCTATTGGGTCAGCCAGTGCCCTGCGTGCCGTTGGTGGTTTGCCCAGCGCAGATCTGCTCGAGGTGCGCGGGCGTTCCTCTGCAAGAAGCAGCGTTGCCACAGGTGGCACGTGTACCGACGAGTCCACGGTCGCGCGGCACCCGAATGGCTGCTGGCCAAGTGGGTTGCCATCTACGGGGACCGGCCTCGAACAGAGCACGCGAAGGCGCATGAAGAGCCGCGCTGGTGCGGGACATGAGCGCGCGGATTCTCTGCGGGGCGCAACAAGCGCACCGTCTGGACCATCCCCACGCAGCCCTACTCCGGCGCTCACTTCGCCGTCATGCCGGAAGCGCTCGCGGAGCCGTGCGTGCTCTCGGGCTCTCGCGTGGGCGACACGGTGCTTGACCCCTTCGCCGGCAGCGGCACGGTCGGCGTCGTCGCACTCAAGCACGGTCGCTCCTTCGTCGGCGTCGAGCTCAACCCGAAGTATGCAGCGCTGGCGCAGGCGCGTATCCGCGACGATGCCCCGCTGTTCAATCGACCGGAGGTCGCATGAGCGGGAGGCGCGGCCACCATCGGGACATGTCCGCCCAAGCGGCATTCGAGGCCGTGGAGCGTGCCCGCTGGCGCGAGCGGGTCCGCCACGCGCACGAGGTCAACCCCGAGCTGCCGGACGAAGTCCTTGCTGAGCGATTCGACTGCTCGGCCACGGCGATCAGGAGGGCACTCAAGTGATTGCAACCGCTTGCGCTACGCGCGGGTGCAAGGGGATCGCGCCGCCGCGGTTCACCAAGTGCGCCGATTGCCTGCTCTGCACCAAGAAGGTGGACAAGATCGCTGCGCAGATCCGCGCTGTCGCTGCGCTGCCGCCCATGCTCGTGCCGCCCGGTTCGTGGGGCTTTCGGATCCCCGGCTCTCCGCGCTCGTGGAACCACGCGATCGTCCGGCCAGCTCGAGGGCGCGCGCATCTGGCGAAGTGGGCGAAAGACTGGAAAAAGCAAATCGCGTGGTCGGCTAAGCGGACGCGGCCGGCGAACTGGAACATGAGCGGCCGCTACGTCGTCGAGATCCGCTCCTGGTTCTCCACCAACGCGAGCGACGTAGACGGGCCAGTCAAGATGGTGCTCGACGCGCTCAACGGGATCGCCTGGTTCGATGACAAGCAGGTCGCCCACGCGCCGCCGTGGAAGGAAGTCGATCCGGTCGCCCCGCGGCTCGAGGTGCTGATCAGGACGGAGGTGGGGACTTGATGGCTGAGGTCATCCAGCACTCGGCGATGTTCCCGAATGGCGAGCTGGGGATGAGCGCAATCGTCGCGCGCTTCAAGCCGCGCAAGTCAGAGCATGACCAGGCCGGGCTTGTCGCGGACTGCCCTGTCGACCACGGCATCCCCAGCGTGTTCGACCTCAAGGAAACGTCGGCCGGGTGGCGCATCACCATGTGCGAACTTGGTTGCCTGCCCCGCGAGATATGGGCAGCAAGCGCACCCACGCCGCGCGACCCTGGCGAGGATGATGGGGAGGAGCAGGAACAGACACTCAGCGTCACAGCAGCGCAGTTCTACGCATCATGCGATGCGTCAATTGAGTGGCTGTTCGCGCCCTACGTGTTCAAGAGCGGGTTCACGCTGGTTCAGGGCGCGCCCAAGAGCGGGAAGACGTGGCTGGTAGCCTGGATCGCTGCCTGCGCAGCCGCGCAAGGACACCGCGTGCTGTTCGTGGAGGAGGAGGGGGCCAAGGAGACTCTACGGGACCGTTTGCGGCCATTCACAGGCGCCGACCCGTCTCCGCTCCTGCGCATCGCCTACCGCAAGCGCGTGCGCCTGGATGCCTCCGGCAGCGTAGAGGCGCTAATCGCGGAGGTGCAGCTCCACAAGGCTGCCCTCGTGGTGCTTGACCCATTCGTCGCCCTGCATTCCAAGCGGGAGAAGGAACAGGACGAGATGGCGATGGTGCTCGGGGCCATCCGCGACATGATCAGCGCGACCGGCTGTGCGGTGCTCCTCGTGCACCACACACGCAAGGGCGACTCCTGGGACAAGGGCTCGAACGGCGACGCGCAGTCGGCCGACGCTCGAGGCTCCGGCGCCCTGGTAGGCGATGTCGACCTCGTGATTGCCGTCAAGGGCTTGCCTACGGCCAAGCGCAAGGACGGCGAGGTCGCGCTGGTCGTGGAGAACCCAGACACCCGTATGGGCGCGCCGTTCGGGAAGAAGACCATCTCCTTCAACCTGTCGGACGGCACCATGCACGAGGAGGAGGAGCGCGCCCCGGAGACGCCAGAGGAACTGCTGGCAAGGCTGCTGCCCATTCTCCCTGCTCAACCACAGGTCATCGGCCAGCAGGACGCGCGCAAGGCGCTCCGCGTGAAGCTCGACCGACTGCGTGAGGCGATCTACCTGGGCATACAACAGGGGTGCATCATTTCTACCCCGAAAGGAATGTCTCGTGCACAGCATAACCCATAACCCGACTACTCAGGGTTACGCAGGTTACGCGGTTACGGGTAACAACCGGCAGCGTAACCCTGCGTGTGTCCAATGGACACGCGGGTTACGCGGTTACGGTGGGGTTAGGAAGACCGTAACCCATACTTTTGACGCGGCATGTCAGGTGCGCCGATGAACGCCTACTCCCCGCCGTTACCTCGCCAGCCGGCTAGCGCTCTTGCCCGGTGGCTCCGGCTGCCTGGCTGGCGCCGCGTGGCGATTGCGCGAGCGGTGGCCGCAGGCGACATGACCACGCGGGAGATCGCGAGGGAGTTCCAGTGCTCGTGGGCGTTGATTGCTTGCGCTAGGATGCTGCGATGACGAGCGAACAGTGGGCCGCAAAAACGATTCACTACGGCAAGCCTTGCACTGGACCGGAAGGCATGGGCCGCGAGCTTGGCCTTTGTTGCTTTGTGCAAGAGTCTCGCTGCTGATTTTAGTGTTGCCGTTCTTGATGGCCGCAAGGAGTTGCTAGTCGCGCTGAAGGATCTTGTGCTGGACTGCGGAGCTGATTTCGCCAACGCTGGCAGCAACACGCGAGCCGAGACACAGGCCATCGCCGCCATCGAAAAAGCCGAAGGGACTTGACACCGGCAACATCGCGGCAACTTGTAGCAAAGCCAAGGGAGATACCCATGGCCGACATCAGCGCAGCACTCGACGCAGCGGAAGCGGAATTCAGCGCAGCACTCGACGCAGCGGAAGCGGAAGCAGCGAAGGCAGTCAAGCGCGTTCAGGACACCGTTGCCGCCCTGAAAGCGAAAGTTGATGCGCTTCCGGCCGGCTCCGATCCGGCTACCGTCGCCCGCATCGACAAACTCACCGCGACGCTCGCCGCTCTCGACCCCACCGACCCCGCAGTTCTGCCGTAACCGTGGCTGATGTTTCGCCAAAAGTAGTAAAGAATAGACCCAAGTACGGCGGCCGGACCAAGGGCGTGCCGAACAAGGTCACTGGAGAAGTGCGCGAGGTGTTCAAGAAGATTTTTGATCGACTTGCGCCGCAAGCCCAAAACTGGATCGCCAGAGCAGCCGAGGAAGATCCAGGCAGGGGCGCTGACCTGCTCTTGCGTCTGGCCGAGTTTCATATTCCCAAGCTCGGCCGCACTGAAATCACCGGCGCGGGCGGCGGCCCGCTTGCCCTTCACCTGACCATCGACCTCGGAGGCAAGAATGGATAAGCAACTCGCGCTGGCCGCAGCGCTTCGCGGCCAAGGCCCATTGCAGCCCCCAGGATCGACGCAGCCGCTTGGGGTGAACCTCGGGGCCAACCGGGCGCCAACGGCGTCCGCAGCCCAGGATCCGGCCGCTATGCGACGTGTCCTGATGGGAGTCAAGCCATGACATGGCCAGCGAACAAGGCACCTGATGCGAACCTGACCAAGCAGACTGCGCTGGCTGCGGCGCTCAAGCGGCGCAAGAAGCCGCCGGCGCCGGGCGCCAACGAAGAGCAGTCTCAGGGCACCTCGACAAATCCAGCACGACCCGCCCAGACGGCGGACTAGTGAACCTGCGCTACACCGCGCCGCCGACGCTTGCGCGTATGCTGCGCAGTGACGCGTTCGCGCGAGTGGCCAAGGGCCCGGTCGGTAGCGGCAAGTCAAGCGCGTGCGTGATGGAGATCTTACGCCGCGCCTCGCAGCAATCCGCGCACGATGGCGTACGCCGCACCAGGTTCGCGGTCATTCGCAATACCTACCGAGAGCTGCGAGACACGACTCGGCGCACGTTCGAGCAGTGGGTGCCGCAGATGCTCGGCAAGTGGCGAGAGGCAGACTTCGCCTTCGACCTGAAGGCGCCGCTCTCGGACGGTACGCGCATCGAGTGCGAGGTGATGTTCCGCTCGCTCAATCGGCCGGAGGACATCAAGAAGCTGCTCAGCCTCGAGATCACCGGCGCGTATGTCAACGAGCTGCGAGAGATCCGCAAGGAAGTGATCGACGTGCTCGAGACCCGCATCGGTCGCTTTCCCTCGATGGCGCAAGGTGGCCCGAGCTGGCGCGGGTGGTGGGCGGACACGAATCCGTGGGCGATTGGCCAGCCCTGGCAGAAGTTCTTTCGCTCTCCGCCGGAAGGCTACGAGCTCTACGCGCAGCCGGGTGCGCGGACGGCCAGTGCGGAAAACGTCACGCATCTGGACCCCGGATATTATGAGCGCCTCTGCCGCGGCAAGGACGCCGAGTGGCTGCGCGTCTACATCGACGGAGAAGATGCAGCAAGCGATGTCGGCAGCGTCTACGGCACGCTGCTCGAGCGCTACAACTGCGATGCGTTCGATCATCCCAATGATGGCGTGTTCGCCAGCTACGATCTGGGGTTCACTGACTCTACGGCGATCTGGTTCTGGCGACTGAACGGCAAAGGCGGACTGGACTTCGTAGACCACTACGAGAACCACGGACAGCCGCTCTCACACTACTTCGATGAGGTGGACAAGCGTGGCTACCAGATCGTCAAGCACTGGCTCCCGCACGATGCGGCAGCGCATACGCTCGCAACAGGGAGCAGCGTCGAAGACCAATTCCGACAGCGATATCCCGGACGGGTGCAGATCGGGCCGATGCTCTCTCTGCTCGACGGGATACAGGCCATGCGCTGGCTTCTGGAGCAGCCGTGCAGATTCCACGCTCGCTGCTCGGATGGAGTCGAGGCGCTGCGCGGCTATCACTACGAGTGGGATGACGAGACCAAGACCTACAGCAAGAAGCCAGAACACGATTGGTCCTCTCACACAGCAGACAGCGCACGCTATACGGCGATAGTCGCGAAGTTCGTCATGCGTATCCAGAAGAAGCCGGAGCCGCCGTCAGGTCCTGTGGCTGTGCCGATCGACAAGGCATTTCACCTCGACCAACTCTGGCAGGACCGCGAAGATGACCAGGGGAGGGAGCGGATATGACCTCGCCTTCAACTACGGCATGACGACTGCGAGCAGCAACACGAACTTTCTCCAGCTCTACGGCGGCGGCCTCGGCGGTCTGGCCTCCGGTTGGGAGACTGGTGCGCTGGCGAACGATACGGGCGTGTTCCGCAGCGGCATGATCAACAACGTGGCGAACAGCGCGCTGGCCGCGACCATGCAGCTTTCCGGCATGACATTCACCGGCGCGAGTGCGCCTCTACAGCCCTGGATCGGGCTCTACGGCAGCTACTAGGAGGCACAGATGCCAGTGACAGGACCGACCGCATGGAACAGCCCGGATGCGTTCGTGGGGCGCAATGTCCTCTCGGCATTCGAGCCGTACCCGATCGTATCCGGCACCGCGTACAGCAGCAACGCACCGGCCAGCATCGAGTTCGTTCCATGGATCCAGCCGACACCGATCACTGTCAGCAACATCGTGGACTGGTTTGCCCTGAGCAACGCATGACGCTTCCTGCTTCCATCGCAATCGGCGGACACGCGACCGATGCGGAGATCGTGGACATGCAGCTTGCGGTGCAGGCTCTGCTGGATTCGCATGTCGCTGGTGTGCTCAGCGTGGCCAACGGTGGCACCGCGCAGAGCACCTACGCGCAAGGCGATCTGATCTACGCGAGCGCGGCCAACACGCTGGCGAAGTTGGCCAAGGGCACGAGCGGGCAGTTGCTGCAGATCGGCGCGACGATCCCGGCATGGGCTGGGGATACGGCGTGGACGGCGCCGACGTTTCAGAACTCTTGGGTGAACTCCCCCGGTTCCCAGCCAGCAGGATTTTTCAAGGACTCGTTTGGTTTCATTCACCTGCGCGGCGCAATCAAGAACGGCTCTGCGATAAACACTGTCGCCTTCATTCTGCCAACAGGGTACCGCCCTGCGACCACGTCCAGCTTTATTTGCCGGTCATTCAACGGAGTGCCTACCGATATTCACTGTGTCTCCACCGTGGATTCCGCAGGGAATGTGCTCGTTGGCGCCAACAACACAGGGGCGACCAACTTTATCTCCCTCGATGGCATCACCTTCGATACTAGATAGCAAAGGAGCAACACAATGGCTGACTTGAACGTGAGGGACGTGAAGGCGCAGGACGCAGCGCAGGCAGAGCAGGAGGTGGTCAAGGCAGACGCCGTAAAGGCGGAAGCGAAGCTGTACGACGCTACCGTGTTGGCGCTGGCGACGTTGACCCCCGATGAGGCAGCCTACCTGGTGAAGCGCCTCCTGGCATGCAGCCGCGGCGCTCCGCTCGTGGAAGGCGAGCTGCGGGCGGTGTTCCGCGATCTTGGAATCGGCGAATGAGCCAAACGCCAGCACCCACTTTCTCTGAGCCCCAGCTCGTCGGCTTCCACAACGCCGACTTGCCGGCCAGCACCTTGCGCATCATGGAGGGCAAGAGCTGGCTGAAGACGGATACGGTGATCCTGCTGCCGGCGGCGAAGATGGTGCCGATGAAGTGCGCGCTGAGCTGGATGAACCTCATGACGCCTCCGAATCAGAGCGCGCCGAAGATCGCGATGCTGGGAATGGAGGTAGGAGACGCCTACTCGCAGGCCATCGAGCAGGTGCTGGCGCATCCGGGGCTCTCGACGCACAAGTACATCCTGACGATTGAGCACGACAACTGCCCGCCGCAGGACGGACTGATGCGGCTGATCAAGCACATGGAGGATCACCCGGAGTTTGCGGCAATCAGCGGGCTCTACTGGACGAAGGGGCCGGGTGGCGTTCCGCAGATCTGGGGAGACGTGCGCGATGCGCTGATGAACTTCCGCCCGCAGCCGCCTGATCCGCGCGGTGGCCTCGTCGAGTGCAACGGGCTCGGCATGGGCTTCTGCCTGTTCCGCACGGACCTGTTCCGTGACCCTAAGTTGCGCCGGCCGTGGTTCAAGACGGTGGCGAGCTCGAGCGAAGGGGTCGGAACACAGGATCTCTATGCCTGGGGGGACTTCCGAAAGAACGGCTATCGCGCGGCGGTCGCTTGCGATGTGCTGGTTGGACACCATTCCGTCGAGGAGGACAAGACATGGTAGAGGCACAAGTCGGCAACGGCGCCCCGCATTGCCCGCACGTCTCCTTCGGCAACTGCGGAGAATGCGGAAAGCCGCAGACGAAGGAGCAGCGCGAGATCGCAGAGCTGAAGGACAAGCTCGCCGCGATGGAGAAGTTCCTCAACGTCCAGCACAGGCAGGACGCCGCGCCAACGACGGGCCCGATCAAGCTGGACCTCGGCTGCGGGACGATGGTGCGCAGAAGCGAGATGAAGAACTGGACCCGCGAACTCGGCTGGACCGGCGTCGACATCGAGGCATCGGACGGTGCGGACGTGGTCTGCGATCTCGGCATGCAGAAGTGGCCGTGGGAGGAGAGCAGCGTTGATGAGACGAACTGCGCCCACATGCTCGAGCACATCCCGGCGAAGGATGTGGAGTGGAGTCTCGCGGACGGCAAGCTGACCAAGCACGTCACCTGGCCGCGCGCGCATTTTATGAACGAACTGTGGCGAGTGCTGAAGCCCGGAGCCAAGGCGGCCTTCGTCACCCCCTATTGGGCCTCCTGCCGCGCCTATGGGGACATCACGCACGAGTGGCCGCCAGTCGGTGAGATGTTCTGGCTCTATCTGGACAAGGGCTGGCGCGCGCAGAACGCGCCGCATGACTCCATGTACTCCTGCGACTTCACGCACGGGCTCGGCTACGCCCCCGGCCAGCACCTCGTCGGTCGGACGCCGGAGTTCGTGAACGAGGCGATCCGGGATCACAAGGAAGCTGCGGGCGACATGCTGGCGACGCTGGTAGCGAGGAAGTAAATGGCCGACACCGCCCCCATCAGGTCTGAGGACCAGGCCGCAGAGACGCCGGAGCAGCTTGCTGCGCTGTGGGGGAAGGAGTTGTCTGCTGCGAGGGAAGCGCAGAAGACCTGGTGGGAGCGCTCGGAGAAGATCGTCAAGCGCTACCTGGACGACCGCGGAGAGAAGAGGGTCAATACCACGCGGCTCAACCTGTTCTCCTCCAATACGCAGACAATGGAGAGCCTGCTCTTTGGCAAGACGCCGGAAGTGGGAGTGCAGCGCAGGTTCGCGGATTCCTCCGACGATGAGGCGCGAGTTGCCAGCGAGACGCTGGAACGCATCCTCAATACCGACATCGAGGACGAGGATGGAGAGCAGCAGGAGGCGCTGCGCAACGCCCTGCGCGACAGGCTGATCGTCGGCCTCGGCAATGTGCGCGTTCGCTACGAGATTGGCGATACGGAGATGCAGCCGGAGCAGCCCGCACAGATGCATCCTGATACCGGACAGGAGCTCGCGCCGGCCGTTCCAGAGCAGGAGATGCGTCCGAATGAGAAGGCTTGCGTCGATTACATCTACTGGAAGGACCAGCTCTGGTCTCCGTGCCGCACCTTCGATCAACTCCGCTGGTGGGCATTCGCTTCAGAGATGAGCGAAAAACAGTTCAACGAGCGCTTTCCTGACGCGCAGGATGCATGGACGGCGAATCGCAAGAACCCATCGAGCGCGACCGATCCTGTGAAGGTGAAGGATCCACTGGACCGCTGCATCGTCTGGGAGATCTGGAGCAAGGAGCGCGAGACGGTCGATTGGTTGGTCATCGGCTACGACAAGATCCTCGACAGCAAGCAAGATCCATTGGGCCTCGACGGCTTCTGGCCGTTCCCGCGGCCCATGTTCGCGAACCTCACCACCTCGAAGATGGTTCCGACTCCAGACTTCGTGATGGCGGAAGACCTCTACGAGCAGATCGATACGCTGCAATCGCGAATCTGGATGCTCGAGGACGTGATCGGCGTGCGCGGCGTCTACGACAAGAACTCGGAAGAGATCAAGCGGCTGATCAACCAGACCGGCAAGAACGAGTTGATCGGCGTGGATTCGTGGTCGGCCTTCGCAGAGAAGGGCGGGATCAAGGGCGTCGTGGACTGGCTGCCGATCGACATGATCGCGGAGTGTCTCGACAAGCTGAACGCGCAGCAGACGATCAAGATCGGGCTCCTCTACCAGATCACCGGCATGAGCGACATCATGCGCGGGCAGGCGAGCGAGCAGAGCACGGCAACGGAACAGGCGATCAAGGCGCGGTTTGCGAGCGTCAGGGTGCAGACGCTTCAGGACGAGTTCGCGCGCTTTGCTTCTGATACGCAGAAGCTCCGGGCGGAGATCATCAGCAAGCACTTCGATCCGCAGACCATCATCAACCGCAGCAACGTCATGCGGACACCTGACGCAGCACTCGCGCAGGCGGCGGTAGCCCTGATCAAGCAGCCTGACTTCGGGTTCCGGATCAGCGTCAACCCTGACAGCATCAGCCTTCAGGACTTCGCCGCGCTGAAGCAGGAGCGCTTCGAGTTTGCCAATTCGATTGGCCCGTTCTTCCAGAGCATGTTCCCGTTCATCCAGTTGGCAGGTTCAGTCCCTGGCGGAGCTCAGGCCGCAACCAAGTTCACCATCTCGCTTGCGCAGACGATGATCGCAGGACTCAAGGGCGCGAACGAGATGGAGGGAATCTTCGACGAGTTCGTGGCGGAGTTGACGCAGGCCGCGCAGCAGGCGGCGCAGAATCCGCCCCCGCCTCCGCCGCCAGATCCAAAGGTGATCGCGGCGCAGGTGAAGGGTCAGGCAGAGCAGTTCAAGGCGAAGGCTGACGTGATGAAGACGGGGCTTGATCTGCACGTCGCTCAGCAGAAGCACCAGATGGACATGCAGAAGGCTGGAATGGACATGAAGAAGATGCAGATCCAGGCATCGACGGGGATCCAGAGCGCGGAGGCAAAGGCGCGGGCGCAGGGGCTCGAGGCTCTGAACAAGGTGACTGGAGATGGACCCACATGATGTTCTTCTTCCGCCCCGGCCATCCTCGCGCCTCTCCCGGCGGGTTCGTGTCCGCAGTGGACCTGGCTGACATTCCGATGGACGTTCCGAAGGCGCTGAACGCGCCGATCATGGCGGGCAGGTTCTACGAGAACACCTGCGCGCCAGACCTTGAGCATACGGACATCGGTAGCAGGGAGAGGCACCGCGAGTACATGAAGCAGCGGGGCCTTACCCACCCGTCTGACTTCACGCAGGAATGGGCCAATGCCGAAGCAGAGCGCAAGAAAGTGCGCGAGGGCCAGCCCATTCCCGACAAGGAGCGCCGGGAACTGATTGGCCGACTCGATTACGAGATGGAGAAAAAGTATGCCAAACGACGCTGACCAGCCAGAAGTAGACGACCATCGCGCGGACATGGAGGCGGCATACGATGCGGTAGAGGCCGCGCAAGCCACAGCGGAGCCCGCTGCAGCAACGCCGGAGCCGGCGGCTACCACTGAGGCTGCAACTCCAGCGGAGAGCCCGGAGGGCAGGGCTCGCGACGAGAAGGGCAGGTTTGCGCCGGGAGCGGCGAAGGGTGAGTCTTCCCCGCCGCCACCGGCGGCAAAGACGCAGGAGGGAGTAGCCGCACCCGCAGTAGCTATCGGCACCCCTCCTGCGCCTGTTGTTGAGGTGCGCGCTCCGCAGTCGTGGAAGCCTGACGTGCGTGAGCTGGTTTCCAGGCTGCCGCCGGAGTTCCGGCCCATTCTCGACGAGGCCAACCGGCGGGAGCGGGAGACGCAGCTTGCCATGCAGCGGGCGTCTGAGGCACAGCGCGGGCTCGAGCCGCTTCTGCGTTCGGTGCAGCCCTTTGTGCAAGGGCTCCAGCAGAGGGGATTCGATCCGGCGCAGATCGTCGGTAACATGCTCCGCACCGAGCAGGCGCTTTCTAACCCTGACGAGCGGGTCAGGGCCAACGTGATCGCCCAGGCATTGAAGCAGTACGGGGTCGGCGTGGAAACCCTGGCGGCTGCGATCGACGGCCAGCCGCGTCAAACACAGCAACAGGCGATCGACCCACAGCAGATCGTGCAGCAGGCAAAGGCCGAACTGCTCAGGGAGATTGAGCAACAGCGCATCCAGCAGGCGTCCAGCGCGGCGTCTAACGAGATTGAATCATTCGCTCCACAAGCGGAGTTCCTCGACGACGTGAGAATGACCGCCGCGGCCATCTTGCAGTCAGCGGCGGAGGCTGGGGTTGCCAAGACATTGAAAGAGGCATATGAAGAAGCATGTTGGGCAGATTCCAGGATTCGAGGGATCTACCAGCAGCGTGAAGCGAGCAAGAAGGCTGCGACCGGAGCACAGGCCACGCAGCGCGCCCACGCAGCAGCAAGCTCGGTAAAGTCTCAGCCGGGAGGTGGGAACGGAACCACCCCACTCGGAGATAGCTGGCGAGAGCACCTTGAAGCAAGCTGGGACAAGCTGTCCCAGTAGAAGTAGCGGGAACCCACAGGGTCCACCCGGATAGCCCCCAAACGTCGCGGGGCGTGAGCGAAGGCCAGCAGGTCTCCACGCGCAGAATGCGACGTAAGGCTTTCCACTGTGGAGTCCCCTATGGCATTTCCGAGCAGCACCACCGACGTAATCGTCGGGGCGATCGAAAGTCGCCGCGGCAAAATCGCAGACAACGTGACCAAGAACAATGCGCTTCTCACCCATCTCAGGGAGAAGGGGAGAGTTCTCCCCATCACCGGCGGCAACTCAATCCTCGAAGAGCTCTCCTTCGCGGCGAACGGGAACGCCAGCTACTACAGCGGATACGATCTGCTGCCGGTGGCCGCGCAGGACGTGATCGGGGCGGCGCAGTACACGCTCAAGCAGGCAGCGGTGCCGGTCAGCATGAGCGGCCTCGAGATGCTGCAGAACGACGGCAAGGAGAAGCGGATCGATCTCATGGATGCGCGCCTCTCCGTGGCGGAGTCCACGCTGGCGAACATCATCACGCAGGGCTGCTACTCCGACGGCACGATCTTCAACGGCAAGGCCATCGTCGGCCTCGACGCGGCAGTGGAAGCGACCGTCACATCCTCGCAGAGCAGCACCTACGCCGGCATCTCGCGGAGCACGTTCCCGTTCTGGCGCAGCCAATGCACCAGCACGACCGCCACCATCAACACGGCAGCCACCTGCCAGGCGGTGATGAACGCGCTCTACGCCACGACCATCCGAGGCAGTGACAACCCCGACTTCGGGATCATGGACAACACCTTCTGGGCCGACTTCATGGCGTCGCTGCAGAACATCCAGCGGTTCACCGACAGCAGGAAGGCCAGCCTCGGATTCCAGTCGATCCAGTACATGAACGCCGACATCTACCTCGACGGAGGGATCGGCGGCTTCGCTGGCGATGCAGTGAGCACGCACGGGACGTTCTACTTGCTGAACAGCAAGTATCTGAAGTTCCGCCCGCACAAGGAGCGCAACTTTGTTGCGCTGTCTCCCAAGCGGTACGCCGTGAACCAAGACGCGGAAGTTGCCATCCTGGCATGGGCGGGAGCCCTCACTGTTAGCGGCGCGCAGTTCCAGGGCCGCGTCGTCGCTACCACCGTTTAAGGAGACCAACCCATGTCCTCATACGTCATTGTGGATGCAATCATCGGCGGGGCTCCGGTGTCACGTATCGACACCACGCCTCTCGTTCCCACTGGCTACCTCGCGCACGCCATCGACAACGCTACCGTCAAGAGCAGCGTCAACGTCGGGGCTGGCATGTTCGTCTACGCGCGCGGGTCCAACGCCACCACCAACGGGCAGTTCGTTCACCTGTCCGGTGGCCTCGGCGGCGTCTCTGCGGTGTTGCTCGCGAGCGCGAACAGCACGGTGTTCTGGCCGATCGGGGTGTGCGCCGGCGCGCTCACCGGGACCGGTCAGTTCGGATGGGTGCAGGTGCAGGGTCTTTGCGACTACGCGACGGCGAGCAATACGTCGGTGGCCGCGAATGCCTACATCGCGCTCGGCTCGACTGCCGGGCAGGTCGGCAGCGTGACGGCGTTGGGTTCCCGCATCATGGGGATCGCTGTTCCCAACTCGTTCACGTCCAGCCAGACGAGCCTGACGGTGTTCCTGAACTTCCCCGCCATCATCGGCGTCACCGCCAGCAACTAACCACAGGGGGGCGGGGAAACCCGCCCTCCTCACATGGAGTTCGTATGGACATGCAGGAAGCTACCGCCGAGGTCATGGCGTCGATTCAGGCGCAGAACGGCAACCAGCCGAGCACGATGATCGTCAAATTCTACCGGGATGGCGTGCTGGACGAGAAGCGCACCAACGGCTGGATCGAGCAGAACTATGATCCGACCACCGGCCTGCCGGGACCAATCCGCAGGCACCCCGGAGAGGGCGGCACCTTCTTCAAGAACGAGATCTGTGTCGAGATCCGCGCCCCCGGAGAGAAGGACTTCATTGTCCGGCGCCAACTGCGCCCGTCCGACAAGTACCGATTCCCGATTCAGTGGAAGGCTTTCGAGGACTCCGAAAAGGGAATGGCTCCGGGGCAGGACGGCACGCCGCTCGACCTTTTACCGTTCTTGACAAAGGCGCAGGTGATGGAGTTCCAGGCTGTCGGAATCACGACCGCGGAGCACCTGGCCGACACCTCCGATGTCAACGGGCAGAAGTTCATGGACTTCCAGCGGGTGCGCCGCAGGGCGCAGGACTTCGTGGAGGCGGCGAAGGGCAACGCTCCGATCCTGGCGATTCGCGCGGAGAACGACGATCTGCGCTCCCAGCTCGTGGCTATGCAAAAGCAGATCAAGGAGTTGGCAGAGCGGAAGAAGTAGCCCGTGGCCTACGATACCGCAGGTGCGATCATCAGCGACGCGGCTGCCGAGCTCGGGCTCGGCACCGTGTCGGATGCCTACGGTAGCACCGACGCGAATGTGATCCAGCTTCGCAGCCTGCTCAAGAGTGCCGGTCGCGATATTCTGCGAGATCGCGACTGGTCGAGTCTGCTCAAGGAGTACAGCTTTGTTACTTTACCGAATTGGGTAGCGTCAACCGCCTATACGGCAAACGCTCCTCCTTTTGTGCCCGGAGATGGCCCATATGTGATCGGCAAACTGGTGCAAAATAACGGCAACCTGTACCGGGTAGCTGCTGGATCCAGCGGTAGCGGATCCGGAATCGGACCAGGCCCTCAGACACAAACTCAGGGAATCGCGGATGGCACTGTAAAGTGGAATTTCCAGAGCGTTGGTAGCGCCTCGATCGTAGTCAAGGGTTTGTATTCCTATACCTGTAAAGTTAGCGGTACATCCGGCACGGCAGGCCCCTACGGAAGTGTCATCGGCGCCACGGAAGTAGAAGGTACGGTTACGTGGCAATGCACCGGCCGCGCTTCCGACTACGCGCTCCCATCCGACTTTTCCAACATGGTCGATCAGACCGGGTGGAACAGGACCAATCGGTTGCCGTTGGGAGGCCCGATCAACTCCCAGATGTGGCAGTACCTCAAGGGGCGAACGCAAGGGATCGTTTTCAACGTCGCGTTCCGATTCGCTGACAACATACTCCGGCTCTACCCGGACACCGATCCGCCCGGCGGCTACAATGTCGTGCTCGAGTACGTCAGCTCGTGGTGGGTGAGTCCGACCGGCGGGACTGTCCCGACGACAGACGCGCCGACAGCGAACAGCGATGTCATCTACTTTGATCAGCTGATGATGATGCGGCGCCTCAAGGTCGATTGGCTGAAGGCAAAGGGCTTCGACACGACCAACGCGCAGCAGCAACTTGACGAGGCGGAAGAGCAGGCAATGAACACGGACGGGACCGCTGAAACGCTCAGGCTGGGCGGCCCTGGTGACTTCGATCCGCTCGTTGGACCCGCGAACATTCCATTCACCGGGATCGGGAGCTAAAAGTGTATCATGAGCCCGTCAGCGAAATTCATGGTGACGGCGTAGGCTTCGCCTCCGATCACTCCACCGATCGGAACATTCCGCCAGCCACTTGGCAGCGCGTACCATATCGCTGTCATGGCAATGGTTGGCAGCACGCCACCGACCATGATCACTCTTGCGGTGGTCGGATGCGGACCGAGGAATCGGTTCTGTTCGGACCATCCGCGTCTCGTCCCGTCGATGGTCTGCGCGACATCTACCCAGATCAGGGCGGTTGCTGTGGCGAGTACGGCGATCTCGTAGCCGCGTGGCTGCTCCCAGCCCCAAAGAGGAGTGGGATTGGCCCTTGCCGCTCCTGCGCAGAATGCCATCGCTACCATGAGTTTTCGCATAACGGAGGAAGCTAGCACCCATGCAGGGCTTGGCACAAAGACAAAGAAAGCCCACTCCGCGGCCCACGGTCGGCAGCGTCACCATTCCTGCGCCGATCGGCGGCCTGAACACGATCGATGCGGGCGCGTCGATGCCTCCGACCGACGCGATCTCTCTCTACAACATGGTCGGCGCCGAGCTTGGCTTGCGGACGCGGCTCGGCACATCCGAGTGGTGTACGACGCTGACAGGGACAGGCAACAACGAGGTGCGTAGCATCCTGCCGTTCACCGGCCGGGCGAAGGATGGGAGCAAGAACAAGCTGTTTGCCTGCACCACGGACGGCATCTGGGATTGCACTACGTCCACCAACGCGCCCGCGAAGTCGGTCACATTCCCAATCAAGACCGGCGACGCGGGCTATTGCCAGTCCACCGTATTCGTCAACCTGAACGGCGATCACTTCCTTCTCGTGACTGACGAGGTAAACGGCTACTACGTCTACACGGAGAGCACTGGATTCTGGGTCAAGGTCACGCAGCAGGCCACGGCGGCGTGGGCGCCGGGTACGGTCTACGGTGCCGGCGCTTACGTGCTGGCCAACGGCGCCAGCTACCTGACTGCGGGCGGCGGAACCAGCGCTGCCTCGCCGGCTACGGGGCCTTCAGGCACGGGCGCAGCGATCACCGATGGGACAGCGACGTGGGCATACACGCCTGCGATCGGGACGGGTGATCCGGCTACGTTTGTTAATGTGACCGTCTGGGGAAATCGGGTCTGGTTCACCCAGGTAGACACGCCGAACGCTTGGTACACTGGGATCGGCTCGCTGTTCGGGACGGTGACGAAGTTCCCGTTCGGTGCGCGCTTCCGGGCTGGCGGCGATCTGCGCGGGTTGTTCAACTGGACCCGCGACGGCTCGACCGGCTCGATCAATTCCCTTGTCGGCATCTCTGGCGGCGGCGACGTGGTGGTCTACGAGGGCACCGATCCGGCGAATGTCGCTTCATTCGGGCTCAAGGGCGTCTGGTCGCTCGGCGGCGGCGGCGTTCCTTACGGGCGCAGGATCGCTACTGACTACGGCGGCGATCTGCTCATCCTGACCACGATCGGGCTCCTCCCGCTCTCGAGGCTGGTGGTCGGAAACGCGATCACCGAGCGCGGGCTTTATGCGACGGCAAAGATCGCCAACACCTTCACCCAACTTGCCTATGCTGGCCGCGCGCTGAAGGGCTGGCAAGTCAGGCTGCACCCGCAGGACAACACGCTGCTAATCAACGTCCCTTCCGCGGACACATCGACGCAACAGCTCGTGATGAGCCTGATCACCAAAGGCTGGAGCATCTACCCGGACATGCCGCCGCTTCTCTCGATGGAGAGCTGGCAGGGTGACTTGTACTTCGGTACGGTTGACGGTCGCGTGATCAAGAACACCGGCTACGTGGACGGGGTGACGCTGGCGGCACAGAGCTCATTTACACCGATTCAGTGGCAGCTTCAGACCTCGTTCCAGAACGGCGGCAGCCAGAAGTACAAGAGGATCGGACTGATCCGCCCGCAGTTCGTGTCACAGGGTGGGGCTCCTGCTTACATCGCCAATGCGCGATTCGACTATGACATGTCCGCTCTGTCGCCAATCGTAGGAGTTCCTGCCGTTGGATCCAATGTCTGGGGAACAGCGAAGTGGGGCGTGGTCGCATGGGCGGGGGCGTCGGTGCCTAACCTGACTCTGGTTGGCGCATCCGGTGCGGGCGTGGCTGTCTCGATCGCCATCCGCGGTAACGCGACCAACCGAACTAGCCTCGTCGGGATCGATGTCGTGTTCCAGGAGGGGGGCATTTTGTGATCGTCCGCGCAATGCCACGGGAGCGCCTGTCATGGCTTGCAGAGCGCAGCGGGTGCTCTGTGACCGACGCGCTGCGCGCTATCGAGGCTGTGGATGACAAGGGCGTTATCAGGGGCGCGGTTGGATTCGACGGCTGGCTCGGTAACGCCGCGCAGATGCACGTCGCGCTCGACTCGCCGGCGGCTCTCCGCGCGCTTCTGCGCCCTGCGTTCCAGTATCTCTTCGATACGTGCGGCAAAGACATCGCGCTTGGACTCGTACCCGCCCACAACGAGCGCGCGCTGCGCTTCGATCGGCACATCGGCTTCCGGCAAATCTACCGCCTCAAGGACGCATTCGCGCCGGGCGACGACATGATCCTGATGGAGCTTCGCAAGGCTGACTGCAAATGGTTCTCAGATGAAAGGAAGGTGGCGTAATGGGCGGCGGCAAAGGTGGGGCTCCTGGCCCGCAGTTCGGGCAGGGACCGTTCGCACAGGCAGCGCAGTCGCAGGGCGCGCAGAGCCATGTCGGGCTGCAAGGGCCTATCGGCGGCAGTAGTTGGTCGCAGGATCCGAATGGGCAGTGGACGCAGAGCAACCAGTTCAACGGGCCGCTCGGGCAGGCCGCGCAGGGATACCAGCAGCAGATCGCAGGACAGGGCGCGCTGGACCTCTCGGGGCTTCCGCAGATCGATCAGGGCCAGGGAGTTCAACAGCAGGCCATGAATGCATCCTACGGGCAGGCCAAGTCCAGGCTGGATCCGCAGTGGGGACAGGCAGGAGAGCAGTTGCAGAGTCAGCTTGCTTCTCAGGGTCTGGATCCGGGTACGGAGGCGGCCAACAACGCGCAGGGCAACTTCGACCGCGCGAAGACGGACGCCTACCAGACCGCGCAGAACGCATCCGTAGGGCAGGGGCTGCAGGCGCAGCAGCAGGCGTTCGGGCAGAGCATGGGCGCGCAACAGCAGGCTCTCTCCAACATGCTGACTCAGCGCGGAATGCCCGCGCAGCAGCTTCAGCAACTCATGGGGATGCTCGGCGGTGGGCAGTCAGCAGGCGCTGCCCAGCCGGCTAACCAGCTTGGAGCGATGCAAGGGCAGGCTGGGTTCAACCTCGACAACCAGAACATGCAGAACCAGGCTGGTGGCGGCTTCTGGAACAACATTCTCGGGGCTGGTGCCTCCGTGCTTCCGATGTTCTTCAACAAGAACGTCCAGCAGGCTGGCGTACAAGCGGGAGCTGGTGCCGCTCTCTCCGACGAACGCGCCAAGCAGAAGATCGAGCGGTTGCCGATCGAGGTGGTCGATGGCGTTCCGCTGGCTGTTTTCGAGTATCGCTATGCTCCGGGCCGCAAGCTCCTCGGGGTGATCGCGCAGGACGTACTCAAGGTTCTCCCGCGGCTCGTCCACAAGCGGCCCGACGGCCTGCTCTGCGTTGACTACGGAGGCTTGGCATGGACCCGGTAAAGCCTGATCCGATGGTCGCTCTACTGCAGGGGATGACGCCAGAGCAACTTGCTGCCTACCTCGGCGGCGGCACGGTAGACCCGCAAGCGCAACTTCTCGAGCAGCAGCAGCAGATGGCGCACCAACTTCGCCAGCAGGCCGCGGGCTCGCATCCCTACGGCGCCGGCGCGGGTATCGGTGCCGGGCTTCAGCAAATCGCAGGCGGAGTGCAGCAGGGGATCATCGGCAGGCAGCAACAGGACAACGTTGCCCAGCGACAGGCGTCCTTGCAGTCGATCATCGATCAACTGCTCGGCAAGAAGAACGATGCCGGTGCCATCAACGCGAGTGCGGTGGCCGGCGGCTACGACCCTGGCAGTATCGCTGGAAGCGGGATCTAGATGCCCGACTACCTCGCAGATCCGACGCCAGACATGATCCAGCAGGCTCTGGCTGCGAGGCTCAAGCAGTACGCGGCCAGCGGGCTTACACCCGAAGGCAAGATGCAGCCCGACCAGCCCACGAACACCGGGCCGCAGGGCAACGACATGATGCGCGGTGTCGGCGGCCTGATGAGTTTGCTAGGCCCTGGCAACAAAGGCATGGGCGAGGCCGGCCAGCGCATTCAGGAAGCCGCGCAGCAGCAGGCGCTATTCCAGAGGCAGCAGCCGATGGTCGAGGCGCAGACACAGCTTGAGCAGACCAAGGCGCGCGGGGCGCAGCTCGAGCAGGAGGCGGGGCAGAGCCCTGGCCTTGCCACAGCCAGAAGCACGCTGATGGGCAAACAGGGATTCACGCCGCCGGCAGGCATGAGCCCTTCGGCGTTGTCGATCCTGATGCCGGAAGTGGAGAAGCAGTATGGGGAGCAGACCAAGCGGCAGATGGTGCCGAAGTTCGTTCCGGTTCCTCCTGGCAGCGGCACACTGGACGTGCACACTGGCAAGACCACTGGCGGCGGGATCGAAAGCTTGATGACACCGGAGGCTATCGACCAGAGCGCGAGAGCGTATTTGAAGCAGGGGCCGTCGGCGCTGCCAAGCATGGGGCGCGCCAATCCAGTCATCCACGGACTGATCATCAAGCGCGCCGCCGAACTGGATCCGGGCGGCGACCTGACCGCAAACAAGGCCACCACCAAGGCGGACACCGGCTCTCTCGTCTCGCAGCAGAAGATCCTCGACAACGCCGAGGGTTGGGAGCGTACAGGCAAGGCGAACCTCGGCGTCATGCTCAACGTTGCGCAGAAGCTTTCGGACACCGGCAGTCCGTGGCTGAACGAGCCCGTTCGCAGGTTCCTCGAGAAGGCAACCGGCGATCCGAACATGACGGCGTTCAGGGCGGCTCACGCAACGGTCGTGAACGAGTACGCCAAGATCCTCTCGGGTGCGCAGGGTAGCGGCAGCGTGACCGAGGGCGCACGGCATGAGGCTGAGTCCATGCTGCCGCTCGATGCGACATGGGATCAGTTGTCCGCCGCGGCGAAGGTGCTCGCCACCGACGCCGGCAACCGCATCAACTCCGCGCGCCAGCAGGTGGGACAGATCAAGGGGCGCATGGGTGGGCAACAGCAGTCGGCGCCTGCCGAGACGGCACCGGCGGCAACCGCTCCGCGACGGCGCAAGTACAACCCGGCAACCGGAGGCCTTGAATGAGCCAGATCGTAGAGATCCCCGGCCAGGGCGAGGTGGAGTTCCCGGACTCTATGAGTGATGCGGACATTGCCGCAGCCGCCAAGAGGATGTCGGCTCCGCAGGCCCCCGCGCAGGCACCTGTCGGTGCGGGAACAGCTGCCCTTCGTGGTGCCGCCCAAGGCGCGACGATGGGCTTCGGGGACGAGGCGCAGGGCGCGGTTCAGGCCATCGGCGGGCGGATCCTGCCTGAGTCGATGGGAGGCTTCGGGCCTGAGCACCATGCCACCGTGGCGCAGGACTACAGCCTCAACCGTAACACCGCGCGGGCAGAGAACGATGCCGCGCGGCAGCAACACCCCGTTGCGTACACGGCCGGCGACGTGGCTGGTAGCATTGCCCCCTCGCTGCTCACTGGCGCGGCTACCGGGACGCTCAGCGCTGGCTCCGGGGCGCGGCTTCTAGCCACGCTTGCTGGACAGGGCGCGCTGCAGGGTGCAGGGTACAGCGATGCCAATACCGCCCGAGGACTTGCTGGCGATAGCGCTCTCGGGGGGGTTATGGGGGCTGCTGGCTACGGCGCGGGGCAAGCGGTTGGTGCGGTGGGCTCAAAACTATCGGGTGCGCTGGCCGGGCTCAGGGCAAGAGCCGCCGCCAGAGCCGCCGCCCAGGCCGCAGAAGAAGAAGCCGCCAAGGTAGCTTCTCTCGCAGGCAAGTATGGCGGTGAGCTCCAAAAGGGCTCCCGCATGGGCGAGAATCTGGGCCGCATCGGAACGCCTCTCGGGCCAACCGAGCAGGCCGCGGCTGACGCGATCCAGAACCGAGTGGAGAGCGGCACGCTGCGGGATCTGCCATCACAGGCGGGCACAATCGACGCCAGGGAAGCTGAACTTCGCGCAGCGCAGGCTGCGCTCCCGCAGGCTGTGGCCGACCGCACGACGCAGTTGCAAACGCCACAGTTCGGCAAGGATGCGGCCTCGTTCTTCAAGTCCTACGGCGAGCCGCTGGTCTGGGGCGCGCTCGGGGCTGGGGCTGGTCATGCAATGGGGCTTTCTCCAGCGGAGACGGCCATGCTCGGCACAGTTGCCGGCTCGATTGGCGGTCGCACCCGAGCAGGTAAGGCGTTGATGAGTCGGCTCACAAGGCCAGGCAACGCGATGGCACTGGCCGGAGCAGGCGAGAAGGTTGCTACCTCTTCCGGTGAACTGCTCAAGCAACTCCTGCAGCGCGCCGCACCCGTTGCTGCCACGCAGGCACTGGAGAGCCAATGAGCCGCAGCGGCGCCGGAACCTACAGCCTCCCGAACGTCGCTGTCGTCACCGGCACGACGATCACCGCGGGCGACGAGAACACGACGCGATCGGACATCGCGACTGAGATCACCGACAGCCTCTCCCGTAGTGGCAAGGGGGCAATGCTGGCGGCCCTGCTGAATGTCAACGGAACGGTGGGGTCTCCGTCGGTCAGCTTTACCAACGACACCGGCTCCGGCCTCTACCGCATCGGATCCAATGACATCGGCTTCGCGATCAACGGCGTCAAGGTGCAGGAGTGGACCGCAACCACCGCGTTGATCGTGCAGCCTCTGACCGCAAGCGGAACGCTAACCGTGACCGGCGCGACCATCCTATCTAGCACGCTTGCCCTGGCAAGCGACCTTGCGATCAACACCAACAAGTTCACCGTGACCGCAGCGAGCGGCAATACCGTGGTTGCTGGAACGCTGGGTGTTACCGGCGCCGCCACGCTTTCCAGTACGCTCGGAGTGACTGGCGCGGCCACGCTGACGGGTGGCTTCGTAGTTGGTGCCGGTGTCACGGTAGATGCGGGGTCGAACAAGATCATCAACGTGACAGATCCGACCACAGCGCAGCAGGCGGCTACTAAAAACTACGTGGACACCAGTACCATCACGCTGAATAAGGGGGCGCGGGTGTGGGGGACATTGCAGTGCGGGGCCGCTGGTGCGGTGACTGTTATCAAGGCAGTAAATATCACCAGCGCAAGCTATTCCACCAATAACCTCACCATCGTATTCACGTCCAACATGGCCGATGTCAATTTTGCCGTTATCGCCATGCCGTACCTTAGCGCCAACGTTAACCAGAAGCTCACTTCTGATTCCGCAAACAAGCTGGTTGGCTCCTGCCGGGTCAACAGCCTGAATTCCACCACCGGAGCGGGCCTGAACTTCGCCAACGGCGATGGTGTTGAAGTAGTGATCTTCGACTGAGGGACCAATGCCTGAAACCGAGATCAGCGAAGTCGATCGGCTCAAGCTTCAGGTCGCCTGGTTCAAGAAGGAGCGCGCTCGAGAGGCATTCGATCTGGAAGTGATCCGCATCGGGCAAGCCTACGGAATGACCGCAGTGGATTCGGTGGACATGGACACCGGCAAAATCAGCCGGAAGGAGAAGTGATATGGCAACGCTCTTAACCATCGTCATCGTCCTCGCAATCGTCGGCGTCATAGTTTGGGCCATTCAGACGTACGTGCCCATGCCGCCCATCTTCAAGGGCCTGATCTCGGTGATCGTCATCATCGCGGTCCTCCTCTGGCTGCTCGATTTCGTCGGCGGGGTCCACCTGTTCGGCGGACGGCTCCGGTGATCGACGGCTGGTCCTTCGAGGGCGTAGACGCGGCTCGCCAGGTCCAGGTGGTCCCGAACCCGGACCCCTCGCGCGGGCCTGCGCAGCTCTACCGCTTTGAGGTCAAGTTCGGTGACGTGCGGCCGGGCATGAGCGACCAGCGCGCGCTCATCTCGCACGAGTCGCCACCGCTCGTCTGGCACGCGGGGGATGATGTCTGGTTGCGCTGGTGCCAGTACAACCCGCCCGACTGGATCGCGAAGTACCCGAAGCCGGACGAGCTGTGGAATTGGCCAAAGGCTTACCGCTCGGGCGGATCGTGTCTGGAGCTACACCACGGAGGAGTCGGGCTGGCCAGCTACGACGGCAGCGATGACGTGGGATACAGCCTGTCCCTGAACGGCTGGAGCCCGAATACCGAGAAGGCGCGGTGGACGCTGCCGTTTGCCAAGGTGCCGTTAGGCAAGACCCACGAATGGCTCCTGCACATCAAGTTCTCCCACGCGGGCGATGGATTCCTCGAGGCGTGGATCGATGGGCAGGTGCTGGTGCCGTTGGCCCACACGATCACGATGCACCCAGATCCGTACACGACGATGTACCCCTGCATGGGGATTTACCGTCACGAATCGGTCGGGGATCCATCGCTGGTCTGGGATGTCAGCCTTCCCGTCCGTGCCTTCGGCTTTGTGCCTGTGGAGGGTACCCCGATCTATACCGCCACCGATGGCACTCCTCGTTATCAACTTGCCGGCGGATTCGCAGTCGTTACCGGAGGTGTACCTGTGTCAGTTCCACCCGTTCCTGCACCCGTTCCTGCACCCGTTCCTGCACCCGCTGGTGTCAGCCTCAAGGCCGCCGCGTTGCTTAAGCGATTCGTTGACCAGCAGCCGCAGCTGGCTGACCTGCTCACCTTCTGGGACGCGGAGATCGCCAGCAGCAAGACGCTGGATGCGGGCGTGGTCAGCCTCGTCAACGGCCTCGATGCGGCGATCCTCAACCGGATCGCCCTGCGCGCTAAGCTGAAGGCGATCTACGACGCGAATAAGGCGATCTTGGACGCGGGACCGCCCTGGTGAGCGGCGAGACGCAAGATGCGGTTTCAGGGCTCACGCCGGACACCCTGCGCGTGCTGCTCGAGTTGCGCATTGACGACGTGCGCAACCTCATGACCGAGGCGCTGGAGGCTGCCGACAAGCGATACGACCAGCGATTCGAGGGCCAGGAGAAGGCTGTCAATGCGGCCCTCGCTGCCGCCGAGAAGGCCGTCAACGCCGCGCTGGTAGCGGCTGATCGCGCGGTTGCCAAGGCGGAGATCGCAGCAGAGAAGCGCTTCGATTCGGTCAACGAGTTCCGGGGGCAACTGCGCGATCAGGCTACGACGTTGCTCCCGCGTGCGGAGGCAGATGCGCGGCTGCTGGCAATCGAGCAGCGAATTACCCGCCTCGAGGGAATGCAGACCCGCATCAGCGGAAGGGACGAGGGCAAGACTGTATCCGCCGGCGCAGTGGCTAACGCCATCACTATTCTGATCGCCATTGCGGCCGTCGTCGCCGCATTCTTGAGGCACTGACCATGAACGTCATTCAAGAGCGACCGGCGAGTCTGGGCAACTTCCGCACTGGCAGGACACACCGGGTCGACATGCTGGTTATTCACGTCATGGATGGATTTTTCGGCCCGACAGCCGCTTGGTTCGCCAACCCGGAGGCGCACGCGAGCGCCCACTTCGGGATCAGCGTGGACGGAGGGATCGCCCGCTACGTCCGCGAGGCGGACACCGCCTGGCACGCGGGGAATCAGGACATCAACGCACGCAGCATGGGGATCGAGCTTGAGGGCCACAGCGACGATCCAGACGCCTTCACCACCCAGATGATGCGGACCCTCGTGGAGCTCGCGGGCTTGCTCTGCACCGAGTTCGGGATCCCGCGCGACCGCCTGCACATCATCGGGCACAACGAGGTGCCAGATCCGCGATGCCCCGGCCAGTTCGGGGGGGCCGGACATCATACCGATCCGGGCGAGTATTTCGACTGGCCGGCGTTCATGGCCGCGCTTCAGCCGCCCAGCATCGGAGTCGCATGAGGACCAGCCAATGGCGGACGTGGAGCGGGCTGCTGATCCTCGGGGTCTTCATGCTGATCGCGCTGTGGATCGTCCGCGAGCGACCTAACGGGGCGGAGCTGGTGTCCAGCGTCGTGACCGGCCTTGGGGGCCTTGGGCTTTGGCTGGCGGGCAAGTCCTCGATCGAGCACGCGGCGAACGCGAGTGCGGCCACGAAGGCAAAGGAGCCAGCGGCTAGCGTACTCGCCGGCGCAGCGGCCAAGGAATGAGACGCGCTGCGCTGATCGCACTTTGCGTGGCCTGCAAGACGGCCAGCTCCGCGAGCTCTCACGCGACCGCGCAGGTCGAGCAGCAGACGGACGCGAGCGGCAAGGTCACGACCACGGAGACGGTGACAAGCGGGCCGGAGACGGTGACGACGACGACGGAGGAGTACGGGCTGGAGGATGCAAGCCCCCGCGCCGACGCGCCGGTCGGCCCCAGACCTGCGCCCGCAACAGGCCCCGGATTTGAATCGGGCGAAGCACTTGCGACAGTGCGCCGCCGTGGCCCCCTAGTCAAGCGCACCGTCGTCGTAGACCAGCGGTCCCCGGCCGTTGCCGTCACCCGTGCCGAAGGCACTACAGCCACGGAGACGCGCACGGAGGTCAAGACCGACACGCAGGCGCAGACGGCGCACAGCAACGCGCCCAGCGGGCTATTCGGCTCCCTGCTGGGCCTCTGGCCCCTCCTCCTGCTGGCCATCCTAGCGCTGGCGGGCTGGATCGGGTGGAGGGTGCTCAGGGCAAGGGTGCCGTAGTGGGCTAGTTACGTCACCCGAAAGACACAAAATCAGCCTCATTCTCCTCTGACGCGCATCCCCTTTTGAGTCCGCTGCGTCTGCCAGTTCCGCCAGAGGGCCGCTCTGTACTGACTGCCTAGATGGTGCCCTGTTCATGCCCTGAACAGTGTAGTTACGTCACACTACGTCACAACCGATCCACCGCTCCTTTCGACTGCTTCGCGTCGGCATGAAAGTACCGCATTGCCATCGCTGGCGTGTCCCATCCCCCGAGTGCCATTAGTTCCGCCAATGTCGCCCCGTTGTTGCCCGCGATCGAGCAGGCGGTATGCCGTGTGACGTGGTGCGCGGTCAAGCCATCAAGCGGGATCTTCGCCCTTCGGGCAGCCGTCCAGAACAGCCCCTGCCGTCCCTTGCTCGCGTTGTGGCCGTCGTAGTCGAAGGCGCCAAAGACCGGCGCATCCTGGTCAAGCTTCCCACGGCTGGCTAACTCGCCCTTGATCGCCTTTCGCGCGAGAGGGTGCAGGTAGAAGCTCCGGCTCTTGCGCTTCTTCATGGCGCTGGCAGGGAAGGTGACGTAACCCGTCTGCCAGTTGATCCACCTCGGCAGCAGCCGCTCAAGGGCGGACTTCCTGAACGCCGTGTAGAGCAGCGTCGTGTAGATTCGATGCGCCCGCACGTCCAGCCTCGCCAACTCCCTCAACAGCCGATCCCTCTGCGCTTCGCTCAGCGCCTCGCGCGCTGGAGCCTCGCCCGCTACTTCCTCGCCAGATGGCGCGCGCAGCTCGGGCACCAGCTGGATCGCTCCGATGCGAGCGCAGAAGGTCAGGAACAGCCGCGCGCTCACCGTCACCCGCTGGATGGTGGCGAGCTTGGTCCCGCTCGCGTGCGCGGTGGCTTGCCACTCTTCCCACGCTGCCGCGGTGAGCATCCCGATCGCAGGGAAGTTCGGGACCACGTGCTCGGTCAGCCTGCTCTCTTCTGTTTCTGCGTAGCGCAGGCCGCGCTTGCGGGCGCGGACGGCCAAGTCCCCGACGATGTACTTGGAGAGCAGGGTCAGGGTGTCTGCTTCGATACCGAGCGCAGCCGCGTCGGCGCGCTTCCCGAGACGCGCGCACTCCTGGAGCCAGAACGCTGCAGCTTCTCGAGCAGCCTCTCTCTGACCGCCGTCTCCGGGTCCGATGGGGACGTGGAGCGGGCGCCGGATGCGGTGGCCTTCGATCGTCGTGTCGATCCACCAGAAGGGGGAGCCTTTGTGCTTGACGACGTGGAACGGGCCACGTTTTCCGCCCATGAAGGCCGCCTCCTCTGTCCGCGCAGGAAGTGCTCGAGATCCGTCCTCATCCATCGCGGAAGATCGCCAAGGTACACCACAAGCACCTTCGGCTTGACATGGCGATCGAAGGTGTCCGGCGAGACGGCGCAGTAAGCAGCCGAGCAGAGACGGCACAAGACCGCCCCGTCACAGGCGTGCCGCTGCACCGCCGCCGGCACGGCTACTTGCTCTCCGGGGTGGGCTGGCGCAGGTGATGGCGAAGGTGCCGCCCGGCCGCGCGGCGACGGATTAGAAGCCGGCCCTCGCCTCTGTACAGACACTGCCGGCACATGACGTAGCCGCGCGCGGGGCCGCCAAAGTCAGTCAGGAATGGACCGCGCGGCATCTCGGCGGCCAGCCGCATCGCTTCGTAGCCGTGCGCCAGCGCGCTGTTCAGAAGCGCGGTCATTGCTTCAATCGCCGAAGGCTCCGCGCTCACTTGCTCTCCGGGGTGGAGGGGGGCGGGGGTGGCGGGACGGGCAGCAGCGCCCGGTCAAGGTGCCTGCCGTCGGTCATGCCGCCGCAGCCGGCGCAGAAGTAGGGCTTCTTCACTTCCCCTCCTTGGGCGCGGGCGCGGGCGGATGCTCCGAGAGGGCGCGGTCACACAGTTCGAGCGCAGCATTCAGGTCGATCACCTGATTGTCGGAATCGAGCGCATACCGCAGCGCCCGCAGCGCTGCGTGTTTCTCGGCCAGCGCAGCTTCGGCCTTCTCCGCGCGAGCGAGGCATTGGTCAAGCGCTGCGCTGAATGCCGCCTCGTTCTCGGCGATGCAGCTCTCGTGCGCGGCCAGCGCGGCGCGGGAGGCGGTGAGTTCGGATTCGAGCGAGGCGATCTTACCAACATTGTCCGAAGTCATCCCGCTGCACCATGCGCAGTATGGCTGGTCCTTGCCGCCGGCGCAGAGGCAGCCCGGCGATTGTCCTGGTCGTGGCCTCACCGCCAAGTTCTTCTCCGCCTCCGCCAACTGCTCCCGCAGGCGGGCGACGGTGAGACGCAGGCAGGACGCAGATGCAAGCGCCCAGTCCCAATCCTCCAGAGGACCGAGCATCGCAGGGCATTCCTGCAGTCCGTCATCTCGAACAACCGCCTGCGTTGCTTTCGGTGCCGGGGCTGGCCTCCCGCAATCAGGACACTCAGCGGCCATCGGCCACCTCCTTCAGTCGCGGTGATGCGCTGCTCAGAGGCACGGCCTTCTTGTGCTTGCAGTCGCGCTGCCAGATCCATCGCGCGCCCGCCTTGGTGTCCTGCGCCCCGATGTTGAGCACGAACGCGCGCCGCAAGACGTAGGGCGCACGGCATTCGCTGCACAGCGGATAGACGTTCACCTTCGGCATCGCGCTAGCCATCGGCCACCTCCTCTTCCTCGATCGGCAGCGCGGACGACGGCGAGGGCGGTGCTCATGCGGACTCCTTCGCGCCGAGCGCGATCATCTTGTCGAGCAGGTTGAAGGCGGATGCCTGC